GCGGACCATACTGATTATCCTCGGTGTCTTGGATGAAAACATAAAGGTCGGCGGCCTGAAAGAGTTTGAAATTGTAATCGTAAACTGAAACCGCACCATTTCCAACGAATAAACTTCGGCATGTCGTGGACGATATGGACATAGTTTTATCTTCCCTTCTGACCCGTGATAAGTCCACGAGTAAAATCAATCGGACCAGTCGGGTGAGCGTTACCCGAATTAACTTGGTTTAAATATGAGACAGGTTTCGCGAGAGGAGTCACCGGAACACCGGAAATTAAACTCATGAGAGTTAAACTATCCTTGATGGATTTATCGTCCCACTTTCCAGAGTGAATGGCGTTCTTAATTTCACCTGGAGCATGAATCCCGGCATAGAGTGCATCGAGAGCAGGAGAGTTTAACCTGTCGGCCTCACCCTTGCGTTTTTCGTGAAGCATGGAATCGACCATTGAACCCACGATCGGAATTTCAGCAAGTGTATCGCGACCGATGTTTTGACCGACTTTGGAAGCGAACGCCTGCCAAGCTCCATCGCCAGACTCATCCCAAGCCTTGCCCGAAAGCGCTATTGCAGCAGTCGTCATCATCATTGCAGGAATTGCGCTTGTGTACGCGAAAATAGGAAGCGCACGAAAAGCGGCCTGTTTTATGCCTTGAAATTTTAAAGCCTTGTAATACTCACCAGCCTGAAGATTCAGTTTCAGGTTTTGGAATGAGTAAAACCCGAGAAGCGATTTCACGAGAGGCGTCGTGTGTTCGGCGCTACTGATCGAAATCGGTTCCATATTGTGCTGAGTTTGAGAAATTACCGCATCAGCCTTTGCAATTGCCTGATCCTCCGCGTGACCCTGGGAAATCGCGTGATCATAGGACGCTTTCCACATGCCAACATCGACCACATTTTGAACTGCGTGCTGAGTAAAAAACGAGTTTGCCACGATATATTTTTTTATGTCGCTTGCCGTTCCGGTTCCATTTGCAATATCGTAAAGCGTTTTACGCATTGTTGTCGAGCGATCATTAAACCTTGAACTCATCCAAGGTGACTTTTCGCTGATCATTTCCTGTGTGCCTTTTGCGTCCTGCATGTAACTCAAGAATCCTCGAGCAGTGTAAGACGCTGGAATTTCTTTAGACATCGCCATTGGAATTCCATGAAACATCATCAGGGTGTTTCGAGCGTTCAAAAAGAAGACCATCGCAGAGTTGTTCGTCCGCAAGTAATTCATGGCCTGATCAAGATAGCGATTCGATCCTGGCTTTCCAGTCGTTTGCTGTTTTGCGCGATCGAGAAACGGAATCAAAACTTTTTTTGTCGCTTCAGGCAGAATCGAGTCAAAACCCTTTGAAACGCCGCGATCGAGGATCAAACGGCCCACTTGATAAATCGTCGGATCCATGTGCGTGAATTTTAAAACTTCTCGGACGTGTGAACCAATCAGACCCGGATCAAGGCTCAATGGCACATTGTAATTATCGACTCGCTTTTTAGTGAATCCATTGCTAGAACCCGGTAGTAATGAGTATCCAGAATCAGACTCTAGTATCGCTTTACCTTGACGAATTACTTGATCGGTGTATCCAGTTTTTGTTAGATCACGATCAGCGGCTGCGGGAATATAACCCCCTTTGTAATCGCCAAAAGGAGTTTGAACAGGAGTATGCTCAACGGTATCAAAATATCGTCCATAGCGTTTGTAATGGGCTTTCTGTGCATCTGGAAGGAGAGACTCGTTCAAGTCCCACATCCCTTGGACCCAATCCATCATATCTTTGGTTACGCTACCGTCGGTCATTGCGCGTTTTAGGAATTCGTCCCATTGACTGCGATCAAGATTTCCTTCCTCATCCATAGAACCCCAGCCGCGACCAATGAGGAGTTTCTTGAGATTACTTTCATTTCCTGAGTGAGCAATAGCCATCATGAGATGCGCCTGATCTGGGAAAAATATGTTTTCACCTTCAGCAGTCTGACCAAGTTCTGGAGCTTCGATTCGCTCATAACTTAGTTTTTTAAAAATCTTCTCATTCATGTCACTAATTCGATCCTGAGCAGCGTCGTTCGCAAGTCTGAATTTAGATGACGCTTCTTTGATCGGAAGCCAAAGATATTTATAAAGTGGACTATTTATATCGCCATTTGAAAGCGCATCGACGAAGTGCTCAACCCTAACAAGCATGCTGCCGATCGAGAGAGCACCCGTAGTGAGATCCTCGAGTTTTGTGGTTTTTCCACCTTCTCCGCGATACTTGCGGAAATTTCCTGGTTTCACGTCTGCAAGTTGATTTCGGGTTTCTTCTTGAGCTTGGTTTAAATCAACTCTTTCGTTTTGGAGATCAAGCTCACGATTCATTTTTGCCAGATCCCAAAGCGCATCAAGCTGCTCACGAACCGCTTGGAATTGACCATACGGCATATCGCCATAGGCTTTTAATTGCCCGAGCGACTGGACCTGAGCGACCGATTCATTGTACTGATCGACATCGCCGTATTTTTTAAGCTTCTCTAAATAATCCTGCGCCTTTTCACCGCGCTCAACTGATCCAATTCCAAGCTGATCAAGAATCACACGACCGGCATTGATCAAATTCATGTCGCGGGTTTTCGATAGCACGTCATCTTTTTTATTGAAGTCCTTGAATCCATCGACTGATTTTTGAACGTCAGCTTGAGATTCAGAAACAGCTTTATAAAGCTCGTGATTCAGAAACTCCTGATACTTCGCTTCAAACGCTTTATCCCACGCGCCCTTGAGCGCCTGATTCATCGCTTCGTTTGCGGCCTTGGTTTCAGCGCGCTGATACAGATAAGGTTTTAAGTCTCGAGTAGATAAAGTCGCAGTGATCGTGTCGGCTTGCTTTTGGAAAGATTCAGCGGTAATTACGCGTTTTCCGATCCTGCGCATCAGCTCCTTGTAATCACCTAGCTTATTTTCCATGATCCATTTCAACTCGAAAGCCAAACGAGACGATTCTTTCGCGTTGTGGATGGACTTCATCGCTTCTTCTTGCATCTGACCATTAACGGTCGGATCCTCGTAAGCGTAACGCTGCCTCATTTCGTTGTCTGTTTCCTGGCGTATCAGATCGTCTTTAGGCTGAGCATTTGCAAGCGCCATCACCAATTCGTGGCCCGAATTAAACCCTAACAATTCAGCGGCCTGTTCGTAGTGAAGGCCGTCTTTGGTCAAAGTCCCACGCGGCATTTCTTTTGCGATGTCTTTTCCATAATCCGCAACGATCGTTTTTCGATCGAGTTGAAGATCGACCTTTTGACCGTTTGGAAGTTCACCAGATTTAATCGCATCAAGTGCTCGGTATTCTGGACGCGCTTCAACTTCAGCAGTGATTTCACGTTCGACTGATTCGCGCTCAATTTTATACTGTTTCGAGCGTTCACGTTCGACTGCCTTCATATTTTTAGCGGTCAAATTGTCTTCAGCAGCAGCTCGAGCTTCTTGAACTGTTTTTGCGTATTTTGCCGCATCCTCTGGAGTCATGAACTTGTGAGGATCAGAAAATAATGGATTTAATCCGACTGAATTCCTTGCATCTGCGATCTCATCGTCAGTCGCGATCATGCGGTCAAAAGCGTTTCTGACTTCAGGGGTGAGCGTGACATCAGGATGCGCCATCAGTGTTTTATAAGCGTGAATCATCCAAGCTTTGAATGCGGCAAAAGCTTCTCTGAGCGCAGATGACGGGGCTTTCCCTTCCATTAGGTATTTCTCAAAACCTTCGGCGATTTTTTCGTGCTGTTCTCGAGTTAGCTCCGATCCATGTTCTGCACCGGCAAAATCGTAAAGCGCTCGGTTGATTTCTTTCGTGCGTTCTGAAGCGTCAGGACGACTTGCAAGATCATTTAAAACCTTAGTAAAAAAGTGACCAGTCTCATGTAAGAACGTCGAAAGGTTTGCGTCTTTTAAAAGTGAAATTGTGGTTTTGTCGGGGTGGAAGGTGATGCCGCCCATTGGATCGTGATCGCCATTTTGATAGTATTGATATCTATCGCGTTTTTCTTGGGCTGCAATATCTTTCGTGGAAACAGCATCTTTAGAGCCGATATACTTTACATTTTCAGCGTTTTCGTGTGGGTAAAAACTTACTACCTGGTCTTGCCATTGTGAAAGATTTTCTAGACCGCCAGTTCGATCAGAAATGAATTTAGCGGTTTCTGCGTGTGTATCTATTCTTCTTTGTCTGGCTTGCTCTTCAGTCTCACCAGGTCTACTATTCATCCATCCTATGCCGTGCTTTTCAAGGGTAGCAGCATGAGCTGCATCTGAAATTGGCTGACCAAAATCGTCCATTCCACGAATTATTAAACCATCGTAACCGTTTTTCTTAAGCCATTCAACGGCCTCATCGCCATTCATTTTAAGGATTTCTCGCGGAAGGCTTTTTATGGTTTCGGGTGTGATAAGAAGCGCTTTTTTAAAGTTGAGATCTGCCGAGTGAACTTTGTCTCCGGCGATCTGCCCACGGTATCCTCCATCACCGGCAACCCAGTTCCCACTTTCATCGAAATAGGTGTGTTTTCCAAAGACGCCCTCACCGCCATCATAACGAATCTCATTACTGACGTGTTCAGGATTTATAAAGTGATCTGTTATTCCATGTGAAAGATGCGCTACCCCTAGAAGCTTTCCACGGAAAACTGGACCACTCTTTTTTTCAAGACCATTCGACTGCAAAAAATCAAAAAAATCCTTCGCCTGCTTCGGCGAATCCCTGTTCGTTTCGAGCGCTTTTTTGATGGATTCATTATCTGCGTTTTGGATGTCAATTCCTTGACTCCTAAGATACTTATCCATTTCAAGCATCTGTTCTCGAGTGTCGGCTTTTTCAGGATGGCGATTTCCTTCAGCATACTGTTTCTGACCTTGAGATTCGGCTGCCACGCGCTGAAGCAATTCTGGGATTGAATGTTCCTTCAGATATCCAGCTTCGTGCGCTTGCTCGGCTGCACGATCAAGATCCATTCCCATTTTTCTTGTAAGACCTTTTATGTCCATCGCCTGAACGTCGGACCCAGGTCCAGCAGTATTTACGCCGCCTTTTCCTTTCATGAAATCAATCAACGACTGGCCATAGGCCTCACGCTCGCTTGGGATTTTTCCCTCACGAAGCTTATTCAGGATCGGATCAAACTCATCAATGTTTTTAGATTTTAGCTGATCAGGAAGTGAACGAGTGATATCGAGATTGTACCGACTAAAAAGCTCTTCTGGAGTTGTACCTTCAGACTGCGCCATCACATTGAAGAAATTATAAATCGAAGCGTTTTTATCCGCAGTCGCTTTATCCATTCCGGTCGCCTGAAGTTTTTGGCTAACCTGCTCAATGACGCCGCGACCGAGATCATTGAATGAACCACCGTTATTTGCGACGTGGTGTTCGTTTTCTCTAGCAATGTCATTCGCTTTAGTAGCCTCAGCGACGGTTGGCTGACCTGGATCAAAGGTCACATGATCGGCCATCGCCTTATAATCTTGAGGGTCGATTTTTGTCGTCCAATCAGAGAGTGGAATTTTTACCATTCCCCCAGAATCTTTTGCCTGATCGAATTCTTTGCCGATATTGAGATCCGATAAAACCTTTGGAAGCTCATCCGGTCCTTTTGACTGGTAAAGCTGAGTCATCGCGTTTGGATCAACATAGACGTGCTCAACGGGTCCGTTTTTGGTCAGCGCATCGACGATCTCCTGAAACTTAAGAGGCAGTGTTTTTTTAACTTGAGACGCTTCTGCTGTGTCACCCAAGGACGTGTAAAAATCCTTTTGAAGCTGTGCTTGACGAATATCATGCACGCTTGAATGCGCGGACAGTACAGCAGAAGGCGAGACCATGAGAGCACCAGTCGCGCCTCCGATAATGCCACTTTCAATTGCACGTCCGAAAGTTCCTTCGAGTGCGTTTTTGTTCACCCCGGTCGCGTAGTCGGTTAAATCGTTTGCCACGCTCATCGCGGCCATCGAACCCGCGTCCCTAGTAAATGAATAGGTGAGTGCATTAGTAAACGATTTCATCACCGTCGCCGCCGTGGCTTTGCCGTAATTCTGAACCAGGGTTTCACCCCATTTCGCCATTGGTCCAAAAGTTCCGACCTCACCCGCGCCCATTGCGACCGCGCCCTGAGTGACTGCATCGAGAGTACCTGTCACCGGCCCCGCCGCTTGGTTTTCAGGCCTGTTTGCCGATTCAGCGGCCTGCTGACTGCCCATGAGCAAAAGCTTCAGCCCATGCGCCTGGGCACCCCCCACCATCAATTCTGCGAGCTGTGGAGCGCTCTGAACGAGTTTGGCGAATGCCACACGTCCGGCTCTCGAGTAATTACCCTTTGTGATCTCTGAACTTACCGAATCATTTAAGTCTGAATTTTCGTCAGTGAAGGTCTTAGCCTGCCGATCAAAGAAGTCGGCGACCATGTTGCTCGTTGGAGCACTTGCCGCCAAGTTACCGAATTGATCAGGATATTTACTCGCTAGATAATTCTGAGGCCACGCGGCCATATTGTAAGCGAAATTTGGAATCCGAGCGGTATTCGCGAAAAGCTGATTCACGCCGGAACCAAGTGCGTCATAAGCGTCTTTTAGCATTCCGTATTCCTGAAGCTGATCGGACATGCTTTTGAGATTCGGCAAATCGTTTTTAATGAGCGGATAATGCAAAGGATTTTGCGCAACCCATGCGGCGAGCTTCGGATTTGATTGAACGAATTGCTCTGGCGAGAAATTAGCCTGGTTCATTTGCTTCTCGAAACCATCTGGATCTGTCTTAATGAATTCTGGAGCAATCCCAGTTTTCATGGATAAATTTAAAACTTTAGCAGCCTGATCTGGAGTTGATCCGTCGGTCGATGCAGCTTGAACTTTCGCAACGGTTTGAGCCTCTGTTCCCTCCGCAGACAAATCAAACGCACCAATTGGGTATGGATTTGGAGCTTGAGGCGCAGTCGAAAGAACCCTAGTTTGAACTGGCTGAGGAGTCGGTGCAGGAGCTGGAGCGACTGGTGCAGGAGTTACGGAATTTTCTATTCCAGAACTCGCCGGAGCGGGACCAGCGTTTTGAGGTGGAGTCGTTGGCGCTACGTCCATTTTCTGAACTGAAAATTCATCTGCCATTACTGGCCTCCCATGATGGCTCTAACTTGTTGAGCATTTGCACCACGGATATAAGCACCATAGGCCTTCTCGAAATTATTTTTATATTTAGAAGTTGCCACATCAAGCGGAGTATTGACTGGAATACCTCCGGCCTGAACGCCCATTTGATACAGTTGTTGAGTTTGATTTTGTGGAATATTCTGAACGCGAACTCTGATGTTTCCGCGCTGATCGGGTGGAACTTGAAACAACAGTTTGTCTTGCTCTGAATTTCCGAACATTCCAGGAGTCGAAGTAAATACCTTTTGTGTCGCAATTTTATTTGAAATTGCTTGAACTTCATCCGGCTTGAGTGGGCGACCTTGGAGTTGTTGTTGAGTGTCGATCTCAGTTTGAACCGCACTCTTGTAATCATCGTAAGCTTGTCTTACTGGAGCATCAAAATTATTATATTTCTGACCAGGTTGTGCGCCATTTATTCGAGTATTCGTGAAAGACTGAAGCGCTATACCGTCAATCCCAAATAACTGATTTGCTTTTGCAAGCGCTGCCTGATTTCCGCCAATACCTTCTCGAGCTTGAATCCACTGAGCTTGAACTTTTTGATAATCATAATCGCTTAAGTTTGGACGAACTTTAAGTGCCATTTCTGCCTGAGAAACTTGTCCAAGTTGAGCAGGAGGCATGCTTGAATATTGCTGCAAAATCTTATCGTTGGTCTGAATCGGTTGAGCGCCATTCGTATTATTTGCGAGTTTCTTAATGGCATCTGAAGTCGCTGGATCAAGTTGTTGCTGAATTGACAACGGAACTTGGTCAAAATTTCCTGTTTTTGTGACAATATCTATAGCTTGCATTGCGGTTTGATCGCGCTGCGTTTGGGTTTGTTTATCCTTGATAGACATGAGGGTCTTAACTCGTTCACGCGTTTGATCCTGTAATTTTTGATCTTTGATTCCTTCGATCTCAGATTCCGCAGAACTCATATCCGAATGATTCGCTACAATTCCTTGAGCCGTAGTTTGAGCGGTTTGCTGCAAAACTCCTTCTTGAACAAGCTTATCCATTGCGATAGAAGTTTTTGAATCGGTGATTTGATTTTTAATAGACTCGTAATAATCTTTTCCTTGATCGGCTTGACCATTAGCAAAATATTTCTCAACCACCCCTGAATACATTTTACTTAAGGCGTTTCCTTGAGCTGCATTTATTTCATCAGTGCTTTGACCATGAGTAAATCCGTAGGCCTGAGCGGTTTTTATGATTTCTTCTTTTGCCGCGTTTACAGCATCAGAATCGCTGTATTGTTGAACCCCACTGTTCACTGAATTTTCAAGTGAAGTGTCGTAAGTAGCTTGCTGAAAACGAGTCTGCTCTGCGCTGATATGAGTTTGAAGAACCTTGTTTTGAACATCCCAAGAATCAGACGCAGCATTTGCAAAAAATTGTTTCTGCTGAGGTGTGGGCAAGTTCGACATTTTATCAGAAACCCAGTCATTATATGACTGCTGATACTGATCAAAAACAGCGTGTGCATTTTGTCCAGATCCCTGAATCTTTTCAAGAGCACCAGGAACGTGCTGACCTGTGGTTGGATCTGTGTAACCATACAGACCGTTCGACTTGAACGTGTCAACCTCGTTCTTATTCTGCATGTTCGCAGCAAGTGTCGCCGTATTGAAAGATTGTTTAGCAAGTCCCTCAACTGTATTTCCAAGATTTGCGATTGCAGCCTCTGGACCAGTCTGAACGCTTCCACCGCCAAAAGCCTCGAGCGGAGCTTGCGTATTTACATTCGGAGTTGGAAAGTTAGTTTCCTGAAGTTGTGTATTGAACTCTTGATTAGGCACTGAAGGCTCCTCCCATTCCGTAGTACCCGGCTTTTGAGCCATATGCAGCCGCATTTAGACCGCCAGTGAGAAGAGTAGACGTAGATTGGCCTTGAGCTGCGATTTCGCCAATTTGCGCTTCGCCTTGTTCTTGGGTAGCGCTAACTTCATAGCCCCATGCCTGTCTTGCAGCATTATTACGAGCCGTAAGAGCATCGAGGGCGGTCATAGCCTGAGTTGAACTTTGAGTTGCGGCGGCAGAACCAGCGTTTACGTTTACGCCGCCCGCTGCTTCGCTTGTTCGCTCGGCACCAACTTGTTGCTGACCTGATCGCTCGATTTGTTCGGCTTGATGTTCTCCTTCATCTAGCGCACCCTGGGCTTGAACCTGAGCAATCTGTGCTTTGAAGTTTAACTGCTGAGATGCATACTTCGCCTGCATTTGAAGTGCATTTGACTGAAAGATAGAAGATGCAATAGAACTGAACGCGTTTAGAGCCATTCCGCCTGCGGCGATTCCATTGGGACTTATTCCACCACCACCGGGTTGAGGGATGCTAAGAACTGGATTAGAAATGTCAGCTCCATAGGGATTCGTTCCAACTCCGAGAGACGGATCAACTCCCCATGAATTTCCACTTATAGGCGCGTTGTAATCAAAAGCACTCATTTCTTGCTCCCTCCACCCATCGGAATGTCGCCTGATGGAATGATCGATAAAATAGCCAAAGGAATAGGATCTACTCCACGAACGAAAACACGACCATTTCTATTGTCTGTCGTCATGATGTTCACTTTTACAACGTCATCATGGAGACTAACCGGCTGTTCATAATTCTCTTCATTTCTAACTTTGTATTCCATCAGATTGCACAATGGATCTTCATTTGATAAATCAATAAGTGGATCGTTTGCGGAAGCGAGCTGACCGATTCCTGCGAAAAATCCTCGTGACTGATTCAAGTTCACGGCGACCTGATTAATCCGTTTCGAGTAAAGTCTGATCGCAGAGTCACTAGGAGAATCAATATCAAGCGTTTCTAGATCGGAAATGTACGGTAGACCAACTTGAATAATTCCATAAGGACGCGGAAGGGTTATGTAACCATTTGTCACTGTAAGCTGAGTTTCAAATTCATCATTATTTGGACTGGCAATAACATACCCATCTCCAAAAACCGAAACCGTTTGTCCTTCTAAATGCCAGAGTCCCTGTAAAATACTGATTGAAGTAGCCCACTGCCAGAGAGCAACGTCTTGCATGTCAACTGGATAGTTTGGACCGGATGGAAATCCTTGCACTACCGTAGTGCTCACATAAGCCGTAATGTTGAACTGATAAACCTCGCCCGTTCCAGGATCTTGAAACTGAAGCCCCTGGCCCACCATTCCCGCATTAAATAATGGAACGGATCCGGTCGCATCAAGCAAGTCTTCTGAAGTCCATCCACCCGTTGTCGTCGTAAGCGTAATTGTTGGACCACCGATATCGGCAGGAGTTGTGTTCCAGCCATTATAAGAAATGTTAGAATCAACTCCAACGAAATTTTGAATTTCAGTCTGAGTTCTAGTATCAAGTTTTTCAACGTAGCGCTTGGTTACTCCATTGATCACACGGCGAATAACCATGTAAACAGAATCCTCATTGATAAAAGGATCAGGAATTGAAACCACATTCTCTACGAAACCAGCCTGATAGGTGTTCTGGAAATCGTGTCTGTGCCAGCCCCATATTTGCTGTTCTTTAACGTAGGTAAGCCCAAGCAAAATACCGTCTTCTCGAACTGCCCAGACAATTGAGTTTGGAATTTGCTGATAACACCAATCAACAATCGTGTGATTTTCAAACAAATGACTTGAGAAAATTGTCAAATCATTCCCAATGTAACCCTGCGTCTGCCACATGAACGCTAGATCTCGAACGATGTTTCCGCGAGCTTGAACATAGAGCGCTGTCTGACCAATCACGATTGGTTTTAAATCAGTGCAACCATAAGCCGTTTGTTGTTGAAGGTAAATATTTGATGGTGTGATGGCACCCTGACTTTGACTATTCACGGCCCATTCACCTTTTTCGGTAAGGATAATCATTCCGCCAAGATCCAATATGTGCTTGATCGGATTAATCTGAGAACCAACCATATCGAATTCAACGCCATCAGACGCAATCGAAGGAATGGAGACATTAAAATTCAAATATTTTCCCGTCTGACTCATCTCTACTCGCTCAGGAAAATTAACTAAATTCCCATAAGTAAGCCGCTGTTGAACATAGGCCACACAACCGGGATTACCGCCGATTGATGTAATGAATGGATTTCTGAAAGTTTGAGGAGGCTGTGCTTGGTCAGGATCGGCACCAGTATCGACAAAAGAATACGTTGGTCCAAATGACGTGTACCCTATCGAACTTGGTCCTGTTCCACTAACTTTTGTTAATGTGCCACTTGCCGGAGGGATTGTTGTTCCAGATACCCATAGCGTTGAGCTTGCTGTCGTAGTGTTCACAACGGTATAATTTTCTCCTCCCGTTGAGTAAATTGCTCCCGCTGTTACACTTTCGATTGCCGTTAAATTAAAAAAAGCCCCCGATGGAGTGCCCGTAGTAGATCCAATGAAACCGTAAGAATTACTTCCAGCGGCATCCATTGTTTTATAAACATTGTATAAAATATTGGTCAATTGGCCTTCAAAATAAATGGTATTTGGATTCGTCCCGGTAGCAGTACCAGGCGCAGTAAGTGCAACCGATGGCAACGACTCCTCGTAACTGACTTCATTGATCGCACTTACAACGTATGAATTTTGCGGCGTACTTGATGGGCCAGCGATTTCAAAAATTGACGGATAGAAAGTGTTCACTCCAATTACGGTCGGTGCCATTGTCCAATCGGTATTACTTACAAAATTTAACTGCTGAGCTATATAGTCACTGTGTGCAAATTCCATCACGTCGATGGATTGAGCGAATTTTACAAGCGGTAGGTCTGTATAGGCATAAGGCGTTCCGATTTCATAAATCTCAAGTGCCTTGCCACCGCTCGTATAAGCAGAAAACGTGCTCGAGTTAATGTTATTGCCAGATAGGTCTTTAATTTTAAAACTCGTACCAGTTTCGCCATAGGTTTCAAACGTCCTGTTATTCAACTGCCACATTCCACCGATTCCAGTCAAGTAAACTTGTTCGGCAATGTACACATTTGAAGTAACCGTCACGATGGTCTCACCACCAACCGATTGAATATTCGTGATCGTTTCAGACAAATCAGTAACGTATTGATCTTGATAAATCACTCTAAAATAATTCTGACCAGCCTCAAGAACGTAATTTACGGTTTCTGATACTTCAAATGGAAATAATCTCACCGTGTCGGCAGAGTTCATGACTTCGCCCAGGTAATTCGTTCCGGGACGATTGGCAGCGCCACCGCTCTTCATAATGAGAAAATTCCTAAGCGTCCTTAGACCTTCAGTGTATTTACTCTCATCACAGCGAGCATAGAGCTTTGGCGATAACTCGCCACCTACGAATGATCTTTGGGCTACTGAACTCACCAGTCACCATCCCAACCACCACCCCAGCCACCGTCTCGCCCCCACCGTCCGGTTGTCATTCTAGCTCTAATCCATTCTGCCTCTGGTTCGCGGTCAACCTGTTCTTCTTGGGCAGAGTTGTCTTGGGCTTTTGCGAGTTCCATTTGATACAGACCCATCATTTTCTGAGTCAGATTAAATGGATCACCCGCAGTAATGATTGGTGCGATATTCGAAGCAAGCCTTAATGCCGCAGACATGATAAAATCAACCGTGTAAGAGCTTGAGTTTGGATTTTGAAACGTGTATTCAATTTCAGCCGCAAACCATGGTCCAGGAAGATTCGATGGCGAAGGACCAGACCCAAACGATTGACCACAATTAACGCCCCAGTCGGTATAAATCAAATTGCTGGATGGATCATTGGGATTCGAAACCACTTTAAAAGGAACTCTGGACTCTCTGGTATCTGTCCTGCGATAGCTTAAGATCCTTCTAACCTTAAGACAGTCGGCAGGATACCCATAGGCAAATCTCCACTCACGCGTCGGGCAACGCTGAACCAGTGGCAATGTCGCGAACTTAGTCGCAAACGTCCACCAATAATCCTCGAGCGTTTGAGTGACCGTGATCGCGTAAAACTGACGACAGGCATTAGCTTCAGCCGAGCGCTCTGTCGTCAGATTCGCAATCTGCTTATTGATTCCTAGACGGGCAATCGCAATATTCGATATATTTGTCGCCGTGTCGTCAAAATTCAGAATCGTATTCTGATTCTGCATTAAGTGAAGTTCCCTACTGCTAATACCGATACGCTTGCTCCAGTATTAACCGCCCATGGACCAACTCTTGATCTTATTCCAAGCAGAACAACAAAAGGTTTTATATCCGAAATCGTTCCACCCACAAAAATAGTGATCGCAGTTCCAGTGGAACTGTCTCGAATCTGAACCGTACCGGGTGTGGTAGTCGCAGGAATAATAACCAATTCCGAAATAATGTCACCCTGAGATCCTGCACCGTTTGGACTCTCTAAAACTTGCCAACTGGAAGACGCAGGAACTAGTTGAAAACTTGTACTAAAAGCGCCTAATAAACCATTTCCCATCTGATCCTCCTTTTTTTAGAGTGAGGCCTGAGTGTCATAACTACCCAAGCCTCACACTATAGGTCATTTAAATAACAGCATCCGAGTCGTGACCTTCGCTCAGTTCTGTATCGTCAAGCTCCGCTTCCTGCTCGACATCATCGTCAGGATTGCTAGGTTCTTCATCCTCGTGTGGAGGTGGTGCTTTAACAGTTGGAAGTAATTTGACTACCTTTTTACCGTTCGACTTAAGCAGATTGTGCTTGTGGCGTTCCCACAATTTTGGATCTGATTGAAGCGCGGTATCGAGAGCAGAATCAAGAGACTTCATCCATACTGACGAAAATTCTTTCGCTTTCTTGATGAAGAAAACCTTTCCCTCTGTTCTGCGTTGGTCGCCATAATAACCGTCTGCTAAGGCCTTTACTTTGTACGCCATGTGATCTCCTAATTAATGGCCAGCGATTACGAATCCAGACGGATAGTCTGTGTACGCATCGATAGCTTCCTGAGGTTGCAAGTATGAACTCAGGGTGATGGTTGGTGATGTTCCACCAAGGATATAGTACAAGCGCAAGAATTCAAGCGTTGTAACTAAACCCTCTGGAAGTGGGATAAAGATTTGAGCGCCAGCCACAAGCGTCGCCGCAGGGATTGTCACGTCAAACAAGTTCACAGTACTTCCAAAACCGCTTGATGCAGACGACTGTAATTGGAACTCGTAAGTTCCACCTGACGCCGCTGTCACACTCACGGTAATTAAAACACCGAGCTGTTCACCTTGTTGAATCTGACGAGATTCGCTCAGATCGATATAGTTAGTTGACGCCGCAGTAGCAGTGAGTGCTACATTGGAGTCGAATTGGTTTTGTGCATCTAAAATCATTTTAGTCTCCTTTAATAAGTTTTTGGTTATTACAGAGGCTCCGGAAAAATTCCGGAACCCCTGTATCAATAAAATTTAGGTCACTTCTGCTTCTGCGTTTGTCAGAGCATCGACAATTCGGATTGGGATCCCACGAAACGTAGGGACGTTTTTACCGTCTACAGTTTCGTAAGTGATACCACCACCGCCGCCTGATCCTGATGGACCACCAGCGAGGTACTCGAATCGTTGAATGTCGAGCATCTGGAACAGGGTACGGTTCATATAGAAGCATGGTTTACCCATCTTCATGAACGGGATACGGTGAACCATTTTGATCATACCTTTGACCAAGTTCGCAGCAGAGGACTCTGTTACGAGGTTTGTGGTATCGATGTTAGCGAAACGGACGACATAACGCCAGTCACGAAGTGCGAGACCATTTTTCCATTGGAAGTGTTCGCGATACGCTTGCATCCTTGAACCAGCCACGCCTGCGGTGACTTCGATAGTCACTTCGCCATGATCGGTTTGTTTAATTCCGGCCATTGACCCTTTAGGGAAAATACCGAAACAAGTTTGCTCGCCCCAACACACAAGCCAAATGGAAGCGTTGTCCGAAGACGTTCCACCACCTTGGATGATGTTCTGACCATTAAGCGCCTCAAGAGACGAATAACGAACTGAGAAGCCATTGAACTCTTGAGGAGTCGTGCTTACGTTTCCGTAGAACAACACACTCGCCATAGATTGGTTCATCGCTTCTAAGAACGCAACAGATTCAGAGTGACGGAATGCCGCCACGTCACCGTTAAGTTCAGCTAGGTCTTTATCCACTTCCGAATAAGCTTCCAACATGCCACAGTTCTCATCGACCTGAGCGGTTGTGCTTTTAGAAGGTGGAATACCCATGTTCAACAAACGCCAGTAAACGGTAGGCAAGCCTGTCCGAATGGTCGTTCTGTGACCTGTTTCAAGATTTCCTTCTTTGAACAACATGTCTAAAAGAATGTCATTCGCCTGGTTAAGAATCTCAACTACCTTAGCAACTTTTCCGTTCGGATCTTTCCGTTTTGCCCAGTCAGTGAGAGTAAGACAATTTGCGCCTATAGCACCCATTTTTTATTACCCCTTATTTTTTTGGTTGTTTATCATAGAGAACATCTAAAGGATTGACTTGACCTGCTCCTACGGGATTCCCGGAGTGAACAAATTTGTCGTCCTCAAACATTGCTCCAACTTTGGCAAACGCTCGAACGAACCTGGGATTATTCCCGAGTCCAGTTCTGTTTAACTCTTTGATCAATTCAGGATCTTCCATTTTGTTGACGCCGATTTGAGCAAGACGCACGGTCTTCTCGAAATTGGCACCACCCATTAATGGATCTGTTTTCACTTCATTGATCCAAGTCTGCACTTGCCGCTCCATTGCTTGATTCACGCTGCTTTGTAACCTGGACACTGAGTCACTTTCACGAACTAACTCGCGCTGAGCTTCTTCTTGCGAGAGCTGGTTCGCCTTGGCGTAGTCAGCAACTCTTTGAATAGCTTCAGTAGTTAGGAGTGATTTTTCCGGTGCTTTTAGATCGTACTTTTCGGGTACAACCTTTTGCACTGGTGCTTCAGGTGTCACAGCCGCAACAACGGGAACTTCCGTAGGATTCGCTCCAGTCACTAGAGTTGCCGATTGCGCCGTAGTCGCGCCTGCTGGTGGCTGAGCATTCACTTGAGCCGTGCCCGGATCAATGAGAGATGCCCCTGCCGCAGGTTGAGCGGGTGGGGTAGCAACTGGGGTTCCAGTCGTCGGAGATGGTACTACAGAATTAGCAGGAGCACCTTGATTTGTATTTTGGGGTGTTCCTGTGTTTATTACATCAGACATTTTTTGCCTCTTCTTTCAGTTTAAAGAATGCTGAAGGATCTGCATCACTAATTTTTGCGATGATCATCCTACCAACATTTCCACGGCCAATATTGCTCGCCATTAAAACGGTATTTGTATTCAATGGGTCTTCAAGTGGTGCGCAGTAAACAAGAACATTCCATATGAATCGTTTAAACTGCGGCAATTTAAGAAGCGCCCTTAAGTCTTCAAGTTCATTACGCGCGTGTTTTTTCTCATCGCGTTCCATCTCTCTTACTTCGTCTTCATCCGCTGCATTTTTTACACTGTTCATATTTACTGTGATGGGACCGGATTACCGGCCTGACCTTGTTGTTGGAGTTGAGTTAATGCATTCGGTCCATCCGTAGGACTCTGCGCCAAATGCTTCGTTGCAAGTGACTGCTGAAGCTGGTTCTGAGTTTGCATCTGCTGCATTTGCATTTTCTGTTTCGTTGCTTGAATCTGAGCTGTGACTTTCGGATCACGCACAATTTTTGGCGCAATCGAAGTTTTGTCTGCGTAATCGTAAATCGCTTCGTTGATGTCGATCGAATCAACCACTTGAGGAAACACTTGAGCCACTCCTTCAACAAACTGGAAGAATCTCTCGGTACTAGCAAGTCCAAGAAGTTTTTGAGCCTCTGCCATGATCGAAGTGTATTCAATTTTTAAAGGCACTCCATGAAGAGCAATTGGAGGCGGTGGAATCTTCCCATGTTTTAGCATGTAATGAAACGTGCCAACAATTAACGGATCAAGTACATCCTGATTCAACTGCTCAAGAACCGGACCAATCGCAAGCATCTGCTCTTGTTTCTTCTCGTTGATCTCAGTCGCGGTCGCAGGCTGGGTGCGCTCGTCGTTGATCATCATCATAAAAAGATCAACAAAGAACGCCTTTTCAATCCTACCCTGCGTCATCTCGATATCTTGCAATAACGCCGCAATATCGAATTTAACCTCGTGAACAGGCCTAAATCCTTGCTGACCTTCACGCACGTCTTGATAAGTAATATCTCCTGGCAAGAGCGATGTCTTAGTGTTCCGAAGCGATGCAGGCCCAGTCATCGGCGGGTTAACCATTTTTTCAATGGCCTGCGCTTTACGTTTCTGCATGATCTGAAGCGCTTTAATATCCCCTAACGCCGTTATTCCTGGACAGTCAGTCCCATATGCGTCTTCAGCCACAGTTTCCCAACGTGGAGCAAGAATCGGGAACAGATCATACCCAGAATAACGAAGAAAACGATTAGCGTCTGGTCCGTTATACATCTGCGAATCAACGGAGGTCGCACCTTGCTCGTAGTACGCTGAAACAAATCTTTTTCCATCTGGACCAGGCTTTCCGATTTTGAAATGATCATTAGGTAAAATCATGTGAACAACGTAAATCTTTTGATTCCACTGATTTGTTTCGATTGCTGTTTTTACTTGAGTTGAAAAATTTTCCCAGTTGAAATTTTGCCAGTCCAGAGTCTTTGTGCCTGGAATCTTTTTACCGAACTTGTCCACCAGTTGAGACACGGTGAACTCCGTCTCGCGCATCCAAGTGTTTACGCGTCCCTTTTCGTCGGTCGCGATGCAATAACTACCTAATGGAAATGTATAAAATCTTACTACCTCGTCCTCATCCTCTTCCATGAGCATCGCAGCCGTTGCAAACAACGCCAAATCTCCGTACACAATCGGAAACTGATTATATAAATTTGATTTAAGAAACACCGTAAGTATCGCTTCGGTCACGCGATACAACCAATCCTTCACGTCCGCATTTTCTTGGAGTGACGGATCAGGCGTATCAATCCGAAACCATGGACGTGCTGGACTTGTAATGCCGCCCATCATGCCAGATTTCGTAGTCCGCAAACTCAAGGTAGGCGTCGAATCAATAATATGATGATTCCTTAAATAACCTTTGTTCGTATCCTGAACAAAAAACCGTCTGCGTCTCGGCTGAACGTTCCTCGCCAAGTCATCCCACGTCGGCCAAAACGTCGATCGTTCATTCTTAAGCTGCTGACGTAACATCTCCATCCGCTGACGTGGAGTTAGAGAGTTAATTAAGAACTGACCCTCAAGCGGTTTCTCTTTTTTAGGATTCTGTGCATTTCCTTCAATATCCGAATACGCGCTTGTTTCAATGTCTCTTGCCATCTATTGACCCAACACCTGTTTTCCGCCAGTCGTCCCGGCGTTAGCAGAGTTTGTCGGCACTCCGAGCGGACTCGTTAGAATCGTTCCTGCCCATCCCTGCTTCCCAAGTCCCATCGATGCCAAGACTGACTCTTGATTCTTTTCTTGGTTGTTGGCATTATTCTCGGCTTGCGTGTTGGTTTCGTTTGTCTGGGCAGTTTGGAGTTGCTGATTTTCAATATTCGTTTGATTATTCATTGCCTGATTAGCTTCATTGGATTGATTTATTCCATTGAAAATCTGAGCAGTCAAACCAATTGCACCGATGCCAATACCTATTGCCGCAAAACTCATTTTTGCTCCAGTCTTGCAACTTCGTGTTCAAGCCATTCTAAATACTCGCGCTTAGATGGCGAAGTCAGAGCGTCCATCATTTTCTCTGGATCATCATCGCTTCGGCCTGCATCTGCTGCTCTAGTAGCATTGTGTATGGTAACGAATAGTGTATCTTCATGTCCAAAGACGAGACGCTGACTCCCTGCCTTTGATTCAAGAATTGATCCTGCCTTAAGGCGAAACCAACCGTCTTTAGAAATAACAGAGACATCGCCACGAGCAACCACAGCAATATGATCGAACTTGTGAACACGACCCAAACAAAGAGCGTTTCGAGCCAAGAAGTATTCTCTTGCATATAAATTTCCTGAAAAGTGATGTTTTGCGGTATTTGGATATTTCGCATCTGGAAACCGATCGACGAGTTTATAGAGATTCGCTTCAACCGTTTCGAGAGACAACCCGCGCTCAAGCGGAGTCATCTTATTAAATTCAGTCTGCATTCGTTCGAGAGGTGCCAGTTCACTCATACCGTGATTCCCAACTGATCAATGATCTCATTCCTGGAATCGGTGACGTATGCTTCAACAAGTTCTAACGGCTTGATCGACAGAATCTCGCAAGCCTGGGTGACTCTGGAGATCGGCAAACGAACCCGACCAGTCTCGACATTGAAAATAAATTGAGGTGTAACCGGCGGGGTGAATCTCCTCCCGATTTCGCTCTTGGACAGGTACAACGCTTGTCTTTGACGTTCAAGTAATCGTCCGACCATTCGCATTTGTAATCATGATTAAACCGATTTAAACGGTTAGCAATGAAATAATTACATGTTTAATTAACGCGCTGTATATGAATCAGTCTTCTGAACTCGCAGTCTCGAATGGATCCCATTCCGTCTCAGCGTGATTTGACCGCTCGCCTAGGGTAATAATACCCGCCTGGGTGCGTGAAATTGCCTCTTCTTGCGCAAATGTAAGCGCTAACGAATCCGCCCGATCAGGTGACCTTCCCAGTTCAGCTTTGATCAATTCCTTTGGAACCAAAATAATCTTGCCATTCTTACTCGTGTATTTCGTGGCGCATAATTCTTCCATCAAACGCGAGTCGTCAGGTAACTGTGCCCCACGCCTGAACCAGTCCCGCATCCTGAAATACATCTCAGCTCGCTTGTTGAAATACCTTGGATCGGTAGCCTTGGAGCTGAAGTTCACACCAATTGGCGAATAGCCACGTTGAACCATGGAATCGATCACCGATCCACCGAAACCACCAGTATCATCAACGAACTCTAATTCTGATCCCCATTTTTCTTTTGATGTAATCAAACGATCCGCAACCTCAGGTCCACGAGCACCTGACAGCTCCACATAGTTAAATGCTCGAAGTCCTTGCCTTGGAAACATCACCGTCATGTCATCACCCTCACGAGCCACGTCGTTTCCAATTCGTTTCTGGGCACGCTCATAGGTGTACAGATCAAGCTTACGTTTCATTGCAACCTCAATCTCGTGAGCTGACAAGATGGCATTAATCGAAGTCTCAGGGAACTCCCCAAGCACGTTCACCATCACCCAAGGCGAATCGCGGCCATAGCGTTTGATTTGATCTCGTGCCCATTCGATGTTCTGCCTGCTTGATCGATTCGGATTGTCAGGATCTCCTGTAATCTTGATCGTGTGCCAGAGATCACGCTCACGGAAACATGCACGGTACAGCGGACCATCTCGTTTCGTCGGGTTTCCGGCTTGGATAATCTTTTGGAATCGACCTTCCTCAGTTCCGGTCAATCCTGCATCGGCGGCAGCGAATACTGAATCAGGTACATCGCCTGACTCGTCAACTACGAATAGAAGGTATTTCGAATGGAGACCGGCCAAGGTGTTCGCCTGCTTGGTTTTGTCGCCTGACTTCGGCCACGTTCTTAAACTGAAGAACCAGGTTTCGGGGTGGTCAACGGACGTGATTCTAGTCTTCGTCCAATTGAATGAACGCTTCAAGTGTTCTGATCGACCTTGCCACTTTGAAATCTCAGGCCACAAGTTGTCTGAGATGTTGTCTTCAGTGATTGAGGTAGCGGCTCCCTTCGGATGCTCGCCACGTTCGCCCTGAGCTGCCAGGAAGTTTAAGATGCATACTGCAAGACCTGCTGACTTTCCTACGCCTTTGCAGGCGGCAAGAGCGATACGCTTGTCTATGGGAGTTCCAGACGAGAACGCCTCAAATAGTTCGACCTGCCAGGGATCAGGTTGCATACCAAGTTCTTCAACCGCGAAGTACAAACAAGATTCGCGCCAACGCTTTATTTTTGCCTCACCTGGAGTCATTATTCATTCTTATCGATCGAACGCGACGCGGTCAATAGCTCTTCGTAAGTCATGCCAACCTTGATCGTTTTGTCGTCGCTCCACATTTTGAGTTGCTTGCCGTACATGTCGATTGCTTTGAGTTTGTCATGGAACTCTATGGTTTTCAGGTAGCCGGTCCAAGTTCGATCCTCACCTGCACCCTCGAAGGTTTCGACCACAACCATTTTCTTTAGGTTTGATTTAACATCATCAGGCCAACTATCGGTAGGTAGTAAAGCACCATCCTTGTCAATCACCTGTGTCATGGCCACACACGAGATCGATCTCAGTTCGGTCAATAGCCGTTCGACAACCCACTCCTTGCGATCCGCAAGTGCTTCGTCGTATTGGCGTGAGCGAATTGGATCACCCCTTAAAAACCGAATCAGGACGCGATAGGGGACTTCCCATAGTTTGGCTAGCTCAGTCACGGAGCCGCCAGTCGTGACATGATCTGTTAGCTTCATCATGCAGTCTTCATCTTGCAGTGCGGGGTAAACATGTTTGAATTCCATGACTCGTATCTCCATCCCAGGCAGGGTAAACTCCCTTGAATTCCATACCCACAGTATTGGTTGAATCGATCGGGATTGCAAACTTGATTCTTTCTTGGTGTTTATCGGTGCTCTGCGTCTGTAAATTGTCTAAACAATTTCTGAAGAATGTTTGTTACAAAGTTACAAAAATTACGCCACTTCTCATGGACTCTCTGGAAATGGGAAATAGGGGG